CACCATATCCTAAATGATTAATAGTATCAGCATTAAAGCTGCTTTCTATTTCGATGAAAGCTAATAATAGCAAATCAGGCTCTTTAGCCTGACATTCCGCTATATGAGATAATACTCCAAATAATAATAATAATATTAACTTTCTCATCTAAGTTAATCTTTAAGAATCTCTTTAAATCCATAGAAAGGTATAAACATAGTATAAAGACTATATATACTTGAAATGCCTTCAATAGAAGCCTTGGTAATAATTGCCATTATCTGTATAAGATAAATAGATCCTAAGAGTACTATAATTTTTATAATCATTTTGTAAGTTTTAATGGTTATACCTCTTTTGTTTTTCTTTATTAGATTCTTGCATAATAGCTTCTAAATTAGTTTGTATATATTTATATAAAGGTCCGGGAGTTCTTTCTCCTATTGTATTCCAAACCCATTCCAGGTAAGAAGGATTTTCTTTCCTTATAGACGTAAAAGTTTTTCCTTTATATTTACCAAATGTAAATTTATTATAAGTACGGTATCTTTTCTTACTCATTATAATATTATAATTTAAATTTGAGGGTAGGGAGAGAATCGAACTTACTCCTTCCCAGGCGTTCCGTAAGGTGTTACTACACCAAACACTACATCTACCGTACCATAAAAAGAGAGCCCCTTTCGAGGCTCCCTAACCTTAACTAAACCTAACCAACTATGAATTCAACCAGTTTAATCCTCCTTCAGGTTGATTTCCTAAATTCATATCACTTACTAATTCAGATTCACTTGTAGGCTTTTCTACAACTCCTCTAACAGTTGAATCTCCTGCATTTAGAGCAAGGGAACTCATTTCTGTCATAGGTTGTATAAAGCTACCAAATGACTTAAATCCTAAGAATGCAGTCTTACGTTTGGTAGTACCATAACAAGCTGCTACTCTGAAAAGTTTATTCATTAAAGCTGGCGCAACCATCTTCATTACACCATCAAGAGTTTCTCTTGGAGAATTAAATACAGGAAAATTTATATCTTTCCCAAGAACTCCTCTTGCTAAATGAATTAATTTCTGAGCCTGATAATTATCAAACCCCTTTGTATTACCTTCAGCATCCGGCTCCTGATAATAAAAACCTTCATTTATTTCACCTTTATCATCAGTTGCTACTAATTTATAATCTGGGCTTTTATCATGATCTTTGGTTGATTTCTTATCAATTCTAACTCGAACATTCTCAACCACACCAGCATTCCCATCATTAAAGATTTTGAATTCTTTAACAAAATCATCACTTTTGTTCAAATTAATTGCTTTCGACATTTTTCTTAAATTTTTTAATTAAACTTTAAATTACTTATCATTTTCATAATCATCAATGCATTTAGATACATATCCTAAATCATTAGGAATATATAACTCTTTAAACATTCCATAAGGACTTTTAGCCGGATATACACCATCCCTGTTGGTAACAAATTCATAAGAAGTTTTCTTCTGAGATTCATTCCAGGTGACTTTAGTATAAAGTAGTACAGTAAATAATCCTGGTAACTCTATACGTTCATCTACCATTTTTCCAACAGTCTTGATTTTCTTTGTAGGCTCAAACCCTTCTACATCCTCAGAATGAGCAAGAACAAAGGTCTTAATATCAGATCTTAACTTCCTCCCCACATTCAACACCCTCATACAATGCATAGCTATTTCATTCCATTTATCCCAATCTTTCCTAAGAGCTTTTTCAATTAGCTCGAAACTAAGTAGATACTGGAAATCTTCAAGTACTATGTTCTTTATGTCAGGACGATTTTCACTAACATATGACATAGCCTTACTAATAACATCTGCATTTTCAGAAGTAAGATAGTTTCCTGCCTTGCCATCGAAGGGAGAATATATATTTCTCCATCCTCTAAATGGTAAAGGTTTACCTGCTATATTAATAATAAAAGTTTCTTTAGGGTTCAATCCTATGATATCCAGAGCAGGTTCTGGAAACAAACTTGTGCTTTTTCCACTCCCCACAGGACCAACCGCTCCAATTAAGCACGATTCTGTCATCTTTTAAATTTGTGATTTAATTATTGATTCATATTTGTTATAATCAAATTCAGTTAATTTCTGAGGGAATTCAGAGAAATAACTACTTGATCCTAAAAAGAATAATTGTATACTGGCATTACTTATACCGCTTCTATTCAAATTAATCATAAATTCCCTATGATTATCTCCTAACCTTTCTAAATCTATGTCTTCATATTCATTTAAATTATATCTTTTTGGATAAAATAAGCTTAACATTAAATCTATATCCCTACTTGTGGCCTTATTATCTGCAAGCCCTTCCGCATCAGGTTTAATCTTATCAATAATAGTATCACCTTTAAGAGTAAACTGAGCCCTTGAAGAATCAGCGGACTGCTGTTGCACAATTACAGGAGTATATTGCCATTTATCCCGCATTTCTAAGCAGAATTCACTGCTATATCTACCTATTGCCTGAAATAGTGTTTCACCGGGGGCAGTTTGAAATAGACCAACATGATCTACTACTACTACTACATACTCATTAGGTCTTACAGGAATATACTTATTCTTTACAGTCCTTTGAGTATATGTATTATCTTCATTCTGCCAGGAAATAGTCTTATATGTATAAGAACCATTACTTGGATGTTCTGCATATGATTTTACAAGATGAAAAATACTTCCTGGGCTTCTTATTGTATCATAAAAAGTTACCATTTTTTCAAAACTTGTAAACCAATTACGAAACTCCTCACTATTGACAATAGCTTCAACCTTGTCATCAAGGATATAATTACTGAATATTGAACTTAGCTTTTGAGGGCTAATTAATATTCCATAATCTGAATACAATTTATAACACATTGCAGCTTTTATCTTAGCTTCTTTAGATACCTCAAGGCTAAAATAAAAAATCTTTAGTGTTATATCAGTATTAGGATTCTTTAATATCCATTCAACAGGTTGATAAACATACAGGAAGTCAGTTAATTGACTTTTCCCAGCCTTAGCATTAGCAGATATCAAATTGTATCTGCCTCTCTCAATTCCAGGCAAGACGGTTGATAACCGTGGCAATGACCATGGAATTGCTATTACATCTCCAGACTTACGTCTGTTTTTATTATTCTTTAATTCTTCTAATACATCATAATATAACATAATCTTCCCTACATAATCAACTTCACAAAGTTACAACAAATTATGTTAATTTCCTAATTTTCTTTATAGTTTTTTTACATTATATATATTATTTCTTTCATTAGGAATATCTTCCCATTTCTCCCAAGTTGCCTGACGCAGCCAGGTGTCAATGTTATGTAAATAGCTTAAAGTGTTTGTATTTTTTCTATGAACAAGTTCTTTCTTTAAACTATCAATAATCTTTCTCTGTAGATAAGGTTTATTTTTAGTAACTCTATCCCAGATAGCACGAGTAGCTTTAGCGGACACTCCTTCTACACTTACTGCAGATACTGGTCTAAACCCTGTACCTACAGGTACTCTATTAGGAAATGTACTATAAAACTCCTCAAATAGATCTTCCTCACCTTTAAACACCTTTATTCCAACATCAGAAAGCTCGTAGTCTTCACTATGACTACCTGCTCCAGGTTTTAACCTTATATATCCTTTATCAAGGAGACTCGGATAAAACCTTCCATCAGGCTCAAAAGGAAAACTTTTATGCTCTGAATTATGTTGGAATTTTGTAAGTGTAAGGTACTCATTCAAATTCAATCCTAATTTAGATATCTCAAGAATATCTATTGTTAAAAATAATGCTACCATTCCTCACATACCAACTTCACAATTTAAATTACTACATATTATTGTTTTTAATTATTATAAAATTTTAGTATTTTCTTCACTATTAGAAGATTCTGAAGCTTCCCATATTTTTGATTCAACATTAAGATTTATAAGGAAGTTGTTAAGATCAGATTCTACAATAGATTCAAAAGCTAACTTATTGTATTCTACTCCATTAATATTGATAGTTTCAAAACTTTTATTGTTTTCAATAATAGGAATATTTCTTAGCAAATCCTGCAACATGTTTACAGTGTTTCTTCCTCCATGATCATCATTAGCAAAGGTTAATTCATTATATAAGTTAGTATAAAATACATATATTCTCTTACCCGTCCTAAGAAATTCCTTAAAGTTAATAGGTTGTAAAAGTTCCTCGTCTATTCCTATTCCTCTCTTAGTAAATTCCTCAATGATATTAACATACTGATCACTATTTGATATAAAATCATAATATATACTACGTGGATCAGCCCAATATAATCTTTCTACTATATTAGTTATTATCCTTCTCTCCTTACTACCTATCGGTATTTCATATATCTTAACTAAAGTTGCTATAATGCTTTTTACCTCATTAGGTAATCTGTCTTTTATATATGCAGATGCTTCGTCCTTTGGAACTCCTCTAAAATCACTATTACAACAACTACCTAACTTATGTATAGCTCCTGATTTTACTAAAATTCTATACAAGAAAAGGTCATTACCTGTAGACAGAAACTTCTTGTATAATCCACCAATTGAAAAGGGACTATCATCTAAAGTATTTTTAGCAAGTTTTGAAGGTTTTTCTGTAATTAAAAATTCCTCATCTAATTCTGACAGAGCTTCTGGAGCAATATCGGACTTCCTTGCAGGATTTCTTAAAATACTTTTTCTTCTTCTATTATCTGAATTATCTGAAGTTGTTCCTCCTGAACTTCCATTGGCCAAACCTACTGTTGTATTAAAATAGCTTCCTGGGTCATAATTAGAATCAGTACCATAATTAGAATCAATACTATAAGAAGGTCTTTCTTCATTAAGCCATATATCAGCCTTCTTATCATTAATAAAAATCTTTCTTGCAGCACGTTCTAAATCTGCATGATAACCCTCAACCTTTTTTTGCAATTCTTCTACTGTATCTTTTTTTGCTGTATCTTTCTTCACCTTTTTTACCATCTTCCTCCTGATTTTAAATCTCTATAAACTCCCCATACTAAAGTTCTTTCACTTTTTGGTATACCAGCATTTTTCATAGCTCTCAACATTGCAAGCTTACGTCCCTTCTCTTTACAAAAATTATCTTTTACAGAACATACAGCTATTCCTACACCAACAACTTTAGTTTTAGCATTGTTGGTAATTATCCCTCTATGAGATTTTTCTAACTTACAAAAAGTTTTTCTACCACTCTCATTATTAGGAGAATAGAAAAACTTAAATGTGTAATTTTTAAATGTTATCATAATTATAAGTTTTAATAACAAAATTAACAACCTTTATTAAACTACTTCTTTTCTTTTCTTAAAGTAGTTAAGAATATTTTTACAGTCTACTAATGACAATTTTTCATTTTTAGAAGATAAGAAATAATCTCTTATACCAGCAATAATAGGATAATTTTTAGAATTATGAGAAGTTACATTATTACAAAGCTCAGAAAGAAATTTAGAATCTTCTGCGGTTAACTTAGTTAATAATATATCTACCTTAAGATTATCTTCTTCTATTATCAGGGGAGATATTTCATTAAGATCTGTTAATAAATCACGAAAAGTTTCCCTTATTTTCTTACTTTCTATCTCCGTAATTATTTCCTGCATTACTAAGTCTTCTAAATTTAACCTTAAAACCTTAATATCGTCTGATTCAAGTAAAGACTTAATAAGAATATTAACTATTAATATTCTTTTAATCATAATTTCTTTATTTTTATTCATAACTATCCCATTTAAAATTTTTTATTCCGAATATTTCTATTTTTATAGGTTTTTTTAAATTAATATAGCCACTTGAGTATTCAAAATATAATACATGAAACATAAAATTACCAGATTCTATACCAATAATAGTAAACGTTTTCATCCAAGGTTTAATCCATAGTTCAAATAGACAAAATTCTATTCCAAATAATTCTATTATAATTTTAAAAGAATATTTAAATAGGCTTATTTCTGTAGATTGTAATTTATCTATTAATTTAGAAAGTATAGGAGTACTACCTGTAGCTCTTATTCCATCCTCTCCTATAAAATGAGGACACTCTTCACATTCTCTAACCTTGGTCATACCCGAAGTATCAATAAACTGACAATCAATTCTGTAATTATAAGGACATTTCATAGTATATGTATTTAGTTATTCATTTAGAGTACAACATAATCATATCTGTCGGAATTATTATCATTTACATATTTTTGTATATGATATTGTAAACGATCATACTCGGACATTACATTCCAATAAGTATAAGCTTTAAAATTATCTCCTCTCCTTGGACGAGATTTCATTGATATAGCATAATTTACAAATTTCTCTGGCAATACTACTTTCTTATAACAATTATCATATACAGGGTGAACAATAGTAAATAATCTTTGTTCAGGAGTTATTATTTTACCTGATGTTGTACGCTCCCTGTATTCATACTTACCATGAGAAATCAACACTCCAGGTATAGGGAATATTATTACAATAATTGAATTTTCTAACATAATTCAAATATTAAACCAAATTCATCCGGATAGTCATATAAATGAATTATACCTAACCCACAATTTGCATAAAGACCAGAACCAGATTGACTCTTAGAAAAATATACCCTTTTGTTTATCTGACCACAATACATTGATCCTACCTCTCCCTCATTAATCAATTCAAGAAGCATTTCTCTTAGTTGTTTAAAAGTAATTTCAGGATAATAATATTTCATTATACAGTAAATATCTCCTGCAGATCTCTTTCTATTAAAATAACATTGTAGGTCATTAGAAGAAGAATATAAAGTTGTGCGAGCAATTTGATTTTCCAGTATGTTATGTAAAATATACTTAGGATGTACATCTTCATATCGGGTTTTAGGAATCCCCTGAAGATATAAGGTTTCAAGTTTATTCAACTGTTTTTCAGCCTTCTTAAGTAGTTTATCACTACCTTCTTTATCTTTATACATAAGATCACTATATTGTATTATTTTAGATGATGTGGAAAGAGTCCATATTCATCTTCCCATCTCTCCCGTCTAATATCATAACTCTCTTCATCTCCATGAAAAGTACCAAAATAATAATAACTACGAAAATAAAAAACTCTTTTTAAAATATCATGGCAAAATAGGGTAGAGATAAGTTCATTTTCTAAAAGACTAAATAACTCTGAACGAACCTCCTGAAAAGTAATATTAGGATAATAGTATTTTGCTATTAGAAATAAATCTCCTTGAGATCTATAACGCCTTCTCCAACATTGAGTATTAGAATTATGACAATAGATAGTATTAGAGGAGTATGATAACTTTAATATTTCATATATAGTACTTTTACATTCTCCTCCAGGAGGTATTACTTCCACTCCCTCTAACTTAATAGGTTTTCTTTTTAACAAAGACTTCTCAATACGATTGCAATATTGAGAATAAGATTCATCATGTTTTTGTCTCATTTTATATTAAAATTCTTGTTCTCTACCGCATACAGTACAACGATATCTCCTGGGTTTAAGACCTTTAGCAGGGGCATGGTTATAAAGACGATTACCTTTGCCATAAATAGAATCCTGGTATTCATGAATACAAGTACAAGGCTTTATCGTGGGAAGACCTGTCCTAGCCTTAGATTTAATAGCTTCCTTGGCTATGGCTTTTTTATCTGCCATAATTACTCAATCACCACATTAACTTCTTCTTTCTTACCAAAAGGATATATTATCTCATATTTAGGAGACTTATTTTTATCCTGAGGAATAGTTTCTCTAACTATACCCCCCATAGTTTCATAGTCCTGTATAAGTCTCTTTCTAAAGAAACCTACAGTTTTAAGTGGACCACATTTTAAGTGATCCACTATTATTGTACGTTTAGGTATTTTCATAATATGAATGTAGTTATTTCCTTAATAGCTCCATATTCAGGATTTAACATATGTGGAAGACTATAAGAAAAGAATACTGCAATGAGTGTAATAAGGGTTATAACCGCACAAGTAAGTAATATTACAGTACATACTCGCCATCCTTCCAAATCTTTATCATCAGCCCACTTCCAAAGTTTAGCACTTATAATAGATGCAACAAGCAATATTATTATTGCAGCTAAACAAACATATCCCCTTATTATTTGTTGTTGTACAATTATTTCGTACACATGTTCTGCAGGTACTTGCAAGGCATTTGATAATTGCTGAATAGCTTCAGTAGTCCTATCAAAGACTTTATCTATTACCTGAGTTACGGCATTAGATTCATCTTGCTTTGGTTGTTCCTGACTATATCCTATGTATATAAATAGGAAACTAATTGTTAATAGACATAATAATTTTTTCATAATTTTATATTTTTAATTATTAAAACATCCGTCTGGACAATCAAGCTCAGAGCCTTCAGGATTACCACAATAAGGACATCCCTTAGATTGAGTTATAACCTCACGATTAAAATAAGTATTCATAGCATCCTTAGACATTTTATTATTAGCAATAATAATAGTATTGTCTTTCTTGTGTACTATTCTTGCTATAAGTCCTTCCTTACAACGAATAGCATCACCTACATGAAGATTAAAATCATTAGTATTATCTCTATTAGACTTAAGATGTTTATGTCCTTTAGAAGATAGCCAAAACTTTATACCTTCTTTTGAGGTATCAAGAGTAAAATCAAGTTTAATACTTGCCATTTTGTTTTAGCTTATTTATATTTTCTCATCCTGATCTCCAAGTAAAAATATCTTACGATATATAATATTCCAATTCCAATTAGATATTGGATCTATTATATATTTTTTACTAATATCTATAATACCTGATATACAGCCACCAACTATAAATACTACAGTCATTATTCCATTAAACACTGGCATAAAAGTACACATTACTTCAAATGTACCGGGGCTATCATGGTTATCATTTATATACGTAAGATGAAAAATCAGCCAATTAATTATCATTGGCAATACATAAAATAAAGTAATAATAAGATAAATTTTCATAATTATTTAGATTTTTATATATGAATTAATCCTTTAACTTTATCAAACTTAAGTTCTTTTTCCTCTATATCTTCCTCAATACTATCCATAAGATCATCAACAGGATTATTTCCTTGCCAATAGTATAGATTAAATATGTCGTCCCATTTATAAAATTCATCAGCGAGGGTAAGTAGCCAATTATGTACTGATTGTTCGATAATAACATCCCCATCAGTTATCTTTATATTCCTTTTATATTGTGGACACATAGAAGCAGTATTGGGAAATACTTTTAGTAATAGCTTCTTAAGTTTTTCCCTATCTTTTTCAGAAGCCTCATAAAATTTTAAATCTTTCAGTTTCATAATTAGCTACTACTTTAAATCTTTCGGAACACCATGTATTAACTCCTCCCATGTGAGGAATAAATTAAGTTGGTATTGAAATAAATTAGAGCACATGGTCCACTCAAAGTTATTTACTAATCTTCCTCCTTTAGTAGGAGTACCTTCTTTAATACCATATTTACGCATAACAGCATAAAATAGTTCAAGACACTTTCCGAGTGAGTATGATTTTTTAAACTCAATCTTAATTATGTCCTCAGCAATTTTTGAGATATCTTTTTCTATAATTAATTAATTTAGTTAATAAAAATAAGAGCTAACACTATTAATAAACAATATGAAATCATCACTAATGGTTTAAAGTCAATCAAAGAACGTATGTTAGCTCTTATTAGTGGAGGTGAGGGGATTTGAACCCCCGTCTTACATACCTTTCAAAAAGATTTTTATTTACAGGATTAGGAAGTCTATCTTACTACTTCCAGGAAGGGGCTGACCACCAGAGAGTTTTGACTACAAAGCTCACAAACATCTTTTTTCAGAATATTTCCGTTCCCAAGGACTGCCTAAGCAGCTATTCTGTACTCGGTCCTACCAGTACCTGTGTCAGGTATTAGCATACGGACAGGAGTCGAATTAGATTCGTCCTTTATTGTTTTTACCTCATTATTTAATTGATGAGGAGATCAATTCCTGAAATCTTATTTACTTAATATGCAATCTAAACCAAAACACCCCCAATCCTTACAACAAATAAGATTCTTTCAATAAATAAGATTCTTTCAATTCCTTAAGAATAGAAGAAATTGCTTTTGTTCTTTCATGAGGATTCTTACCATCCTTATGAGCTGTAAGTATTTTTTCAAGTTTACTAGCTACAAAATCTTCTTCAGTTTCATAATTCTTAAGGAACTCAAGCCTTGATTCCTTCTTTTTAATAAGATCTTTAGCCTTCTCTATCTCCTTTTCAATAGATGCTATTTCACTTTTTCTATCAGCCATAACAAATTTATCTACAGGGCTGGTATAGTAAATTGTCCACATCCTACCATCGGGAGTAGTAACTCTAAAATTAGATTTGTTAGGTATAGGTTTACCTGGTCCTACAGTTAATACCTGTCCTACAAGGTGAGCAGTACCATTTTTACTCTCAAGGAGAATAATTTTATCTCCTGTTTTTGTAGGAGGATTAACATTTAATAACTTTTCCATAATATTAGAATTTTAAGTTTACTTATTATTTTATTAGAAATTATTGTTCAAGGGTAATTTTACCGTGGAAGGGTTTAAAATAACTTGGCTCCCACTTAGTATCATATTCCCCCAATGAACAAAGAGAGTTTTTATCTTTATGAATAATAGTTCCTATTAATGATCCATCATCCTTACTACCAGTTACGAATATAATATCTCCATAATTATCTTGCATTAAACAAGGATATTCTGAAATTTCCTCAACCTTAGCTCTGGTTATAGTAACTTTAAGTTTGCTCATTTTTATAAATTTTAAGTTGTTCTATCACTGTGAATTATCGATTTACACTCTGGTAATCCTGCAAGTTGAGCTCCATTTCTATAATAGAAATATTGATGAGGATTACTTTTAGAAGCAGGATTATTAAGAATCTTCTGTTTAGTACAATTACATCTTGTACACATCCAAGTTAAAAATCCTGTCTTCTTCCAAGAATGTTTAAGTATTCTCATTATAGCTCATCAATAAACTTAGCAATAGATTGCATATCACCTTGGTTAAGAATACCATGATATTTCTTGTAAAACTTTATAGCCTCTTTATTAAGCTCTTCTCTACTCCAGTTATCTTTAATCTCTTTAATAGTTATGGTATTGTCTTCAGGGTTTATTTTAGGTATTATTCCTAATATTGAAGAATCATTCATAGAATTAAGATTATCAAATCCTTCATATTCAACCATTACCTCAGTAATGATGTTTCCTCTATTATATTCAGAAACATATTTTTCTATAAATGATTGAGAAGGAGAAGGTAGTTGTTTAGTTATATCTTTATCCCCCGGTTCATAACCTAATATTAGAATACCAAGAGAAGAGTCAGTTGAGGCAATAATCTTTTTAACTTCGTGATCCAATGGAGTTAATCCTCCATAAATAGTTCCATATTCCTCTTTGGCATCTACATCCTTTTCATGATATACTCTACTGCCATCATCAGATGTTTTTGCAATACATACAACTCCGTATTTATTCATATTTAAATGAACACACCAATCACCTTCCTTAATCCCTTCATCAGAAAGAATATAGAGATGTTGAAGTACATCATGGTTTATCCAAGTTATATCTTCAGGATAATGAATTCTTAATTTACCATTACTTTTTAATATACAATTCTTGTATGCCTTTTGATTAGTTGGAAGCATAACAACTTTACATCCTTCCCACATAGCTATAGTTATTTAAATAATCTTTCTGTTAAAGGAATATTGTTAGTTGCATCAACAATTCTACCAGGCTTAATTAGTACTCTATAATAATTAGGTACTCTATTAGGTCTATTAGATTGCAAACGTATAAACTTATTGGAATACTTTTCTAATAGCTTAAATACCTCTTTTAAATTATCTGCATGTGTTTTATATCCATTACTACCAAAGTAATCTACTGGAGATATAAATAAAACAAACTTGCCAGACTTCTTTCCAATTAATCTGAATTCTTTTCTTCCCATAATTAATCAGAATAAATTTCTTTCTCTATATGATCTGCAATCATTAATTCGTAGAGATAATATTTAGGTGATTCCATGATTATATAAATATTATTTTTACCAACCAACCACATAATAATAATACCCAAGGATGTAACAAATACCACCAGGAGTTATCCTTGTATTCAGATTTAATATTAGTTGAGCTATGAAATAAGGATAGTACCAATGCTATAGCAATAGCCATTTTAAATGAAATATCAGGTACTGTAAAGAAAGGTATTATAAACCACTTATAGAAACAAAACACTATAAGTGAATCAGCAATAACATAATATAGAAGTATACCTAAGATTGCTATTACTCCTCCTAAGATTAATAATAAGGTTTTCATTTTTATATATTTATTAAAATTTCAGTTGAAGATATTATCTCTATACTATTAAAAGGAGAGCTTCTGAAAGATTTCATAGAAAGATTGTCAAAGTGTCCTGTAAGGATAATTGCATTATCCTCACCAAACTCATGCTGAATAGATTCTAACTCAGCACTGCATTCTGAATCTTCATCATGTAAGATGTTCAGAATAGCTAAAAGTGATTTTATATTCATAGCTTTATTTTTTTAGGGTTGGAACTAATACATTAAAATTGAAATTATCCCTCCTAATTTCCCAATCATATAAAGCACTTAAATAAAATCCTTTATTTTTATATTCTCCTTCGCTTCTTACAAATATTGGGCATCTTGCTATTATATCCAGCTTGTTTTTTAGATGTGAAAAGTTCAATTCTTTCTCCTTCTCTTCTTCCATAACGAGAGGAGATTCTGACTTAATAGTTTGTACTATTCTGCCAGCTACATCTTTAATCTCGTAAGTATGTTTCATGGTTATAATATTTCATTGTTAATACCTTCATACCTAAGAACTAACTCAGGATTTATTATCTCAAATAGGTATGGTAACCTGTTAAGTAGATTCTCAAGCCAGAGTAAATGGCTATGCTTGATTTTGTAGTCAGGACCTTTCCTTGAAGGTAGGTGCTGAGATTTACTGACAAAATGTCTCATATCTTTAATCTTTATTTGCCCACTCCCAGAGGAATACTAATCCTCTAATTATACCAAGTACTGCAGCTGTTATTCCTGTAACAATAGTGCCTGCCATAACAGCAGTTTTAAGAGTACCATCAACTGTGAAACATACTCCCACAAAAAATAAGTAAATTACTATTGTAGTAACTGTACTTGCAATAATTTTTCTTTTATTCATAACTTTAGTTATATTATTAAGTAAATTTTACTTTATAGTATCTCCTATGTGGTATATATTATCATAATCTGTAAAAGTAAACTTCCTACCTCCAGCATCTACATAATCATACCGACATAAATGAGATTTTATTCTATGAGTATTTATGTAACCTTTATCTATAATAATAAAAGGCTTTTGAGGTATATACTCTTTTGTAGTAGAAGAATTACAACAGGATGTAACTAAAGCAATTGCTACTATAAATAGTAGTAATAGAATGAAGGCTATAGTTGAACTATGTTCCTTCATAGGATGATTAATTGATTTCATATCTTAAGAGATTAATATTTCAAGGATTGTAAATAATAATGCTAAGAGCAAGATCAGTAAAATTTTACTACCCGGCTTATTCCAAAAATTTTTCATCATTTAAAGGTTAAACAACTCCATCATTCCACTTACCCAGAAAAAGATATCCTTCATTCCTTTTCTTAGGATCATTGTATGCAAATATTATATCAGGTTCAATAGTATCATTAGTATAACCTTTAGCAATGAGCTCAAGGTATTCAAAATCTTTCGGGTAGCGTTGGTCTGTAGCATCGTGAAACTTTCCATAAGTTAATATAGAGCTAAAGGTAATTGGAGTTTTCTCTTTAGAGAGTGCTTCTCCGAGAACAATACATTTTGTCATAATTATATAATTTACTTAATTAATATTACCCACCATATCGATAGATGGGTTGCACAATGTCCCAATATGTGAACCATATTGATTACGGAAATGTTTATCACTTCCAGACTACGACAAATGCTTTCACACCTGAAGGCCAATGCTATATGTTAGACTGATATGGCTGCCCTTATATATTCCATTACCACAGTTGATAAGCTGCTACAGATAAAATATATAAGATATTATTACCAGATTCAACACCTTCCGGTAGGTGTCTCATGTAAGGTATAGATATTGGGAGCTTTATAGGCTCCCTTTGTCAAATTCCGACCTTATGAAGATATTTATACCTGACGGCTACCTTTGAACATTCATTCCTGGGAATATAATTATGTACTAGTTCAACGACATCATTATTCACAATTGTGAAATAATTCGGCTGAGCTTGTACACCTCCCGGTACCTGGCAAAATTCTTCATTGTTAATAATAACGAAAGTTTCCGAAGGCTGATAGTTATAATTTTGTATTGTACTAAGCTGTATTTCTACATCTACAACCTGAGGTTGCTGTACAAGGAAAGAATAACTATCATCTGCATTTTCTACCCGTGCATTAGCGGTGCTATTTGTAAAACCTGTCATGACAAGCAATACTGCTATAGCAAGCAAAGAATAAAGATACTTTTTCATTTTGATATATAGAGATTAAAATTAATAATAGTTTTTATTGAGAACATGCCCATTTAGCACCGTCCATAAAATCATTATTATAGTTTTCACCTGGTTTATATTCTAAACCTTCTGATTCCATACCTGCCTTTAATATTTCCTCATCTGTTAATATTTTTTTTCCACTTAATATTTTAAATATCTTTATTGGGGAAATTCCACATAAAAGAGTAAACCATATTATACATATAACTATCAACAATACAGTTCCATAAATTAATAAGATAGCTTGTGCTAATATTATAATAATTTCTCCTACATGTTCCATAGTTTAATGAAATTTTTCATTTTGATATATAAAGATTTAAATATTTCTAACCTAATATTTACTTAAATAAGGCATAATATCTACATTCAATTCTTCCTTTGCAAGTTTTTGAACAGATTTAGCTGCACTAAAGATATTCTGACCAGGTGATCTTATTAAGGAACAGGCTTTATAATAATCTCCAGATTCAATAAAAAGTAATACATCAAGAACAGTTTCCTCTCCATGTAGTTCTTTTAGTATGTCAAATGTACTCATAGTTGTAAGTATTAGTTATTTAACTTAAGGTCTGTTTGTCCTCTCCTTAATCTTTAGTCTTTGAACTACACCGTTATCAAGTTTTTGGTAGGTATTACCAAGACGTGACATAGCACAGGCTCTATTCACATCTAACTTTCCGTCACGAACATTGCATGCAGCGTCCTTGATTATTTTCTTAAAGTTGTTTAACTCTGTTATTGCTTCCATTTTTAATAGTTTTAATTATACGATTCAAGTTAATTAATTCACGTCTAAATTCAATATGTTCAGGAATAGGATTCTGTATACCTAAGCGCCGCAGACAATTCTTTATATAGGAGTTATATAAATTTTGTCTAGCTCTCCTTAATTGTTCTTGATGTTTTTCAGGATGTCTTTTACGATGGTTATTAGCACATCTACGAGTATTTTCCTTGCCTTTCTCACTATTTTGATATATGCGCATTCTTCTTAAGCCCTTTTCACTTGTGTTATACTTATGATAATATATTTTTAAACATTCCTTACAATATTTTCGTACATAATGATAAACTACTTTATTACAAGTAACTGAATAAGTACTAAATTTATTAAGAGGTAGCTCTAATCCTTCTGGATGTAAAGGGCCATAACAAACTTTAGTTTCCATAAGATTAGTTATATTAATTAATTTAGAGTGTAAAGTAGTTTATAGTATAAAGTAGAATAGGTAGGATGATTGATAACTATTTAATAGTGAGATATTTGATTAGTATATGTCTTTATACTTTTCTTTTAATTGTAATTAGGTTTTGTTCTATTCCTAACTCTTCTATCCATCCTAATTCAATAATTGTTTTAATTGTTTTTGCTTCAATACACCATTTTATATGGCCATTAAGAGCATCTTCCTTTGAAGAATATCTTTCAACAGGATGTGAACCATTTTCATCAAGGATGGCTGTCTCATAACCCATGTCAGTAGTATAGCAAGTAGATACTGTTACTCCATTAATATCATTTCTTCCAACTTTGCGTTGTTCATAATTTCCTGCATCTTGCAGAAATGAGAATAATTTTTCAGGATTTATATCTTTTAAATTCATAGTTTTATAGTTATTAAGTTATATTAATATAATATGGTAGGTAATTATAAATATGATTGTATGATTAAAAGGTTAGATGATTGAGAATGTTATATATTTCTAACATTCCCTCAACTATTTCCAGCATTTATATACTAATAATGCAGTATAAGTTGTATTATCAGATTTAGGAATATAATAAGTATCATAAGATAATGATATTATATCCTTATCTTTATTGAGATTCACCTCCTGTATGTGCTTCTCTATATAATCAGCTAATTCAATGATACCACAAGCAAGAAATGGTTGTACTTTTATTATAGGTGTCATAATTGATAGTTATTAAATAAGTGATAGAATGAGATTAGTGATCTTCTTGGTTCGGATCTTCATAGTATGATCCATCTAAACCAGCATTATGTAGAGTTGTAATAAAGTTACTAACATCAGTAGCTGTTAATTTAACTCTAATATATCCTTTAGTAAAGGAATCACACTGAATAATATAATACTTTTTCATATAGAATAAGATTAGTATATTAAGGCAATTTTACCTCTAATTTCACCAACAATGATTATTCTAGGTGGATATCTCTTAATTAATGATATTAATTTATTCCTAAAATCACTATCTTTATTCTCTGATATAATAAACTTATGTTTAATATTACCAGCTACATGTAAAAGATTAAGATAATGATCAATTCTTTGTGAGTATGTCATTAATACAATATATTTAGTGATGTTTATTAATTAACCCACCCTGATAAACCCACCCGATGATGATAGAATAAGAGTGCAGCAACTATTACTAATCACCACACTCATTCTACTGATCGGGGACTACTAAATTCTACCAACTTCTTCAGGTAAATTCAGACCAGCTCCGTGTTGCACTATCCATCTGCGACCATCACGAGGGCTTGGGTTACCTATATAAGCATTGGTGATAACCATATCATCATCAACTTCAAGCTTATCATAGATACCTGTAGGCAGCTTGACTGTCTTAGCTTCCTTCACTGACCCATCATCTTGAGTCTCAAGGAGTGTACAGTTAAGGACTGTTGCAGTGAAATTGCCCATTGGAGCTTGACTATCAATACCATCAACCCTGACTTTAGTTTCACCAGGGATTCTGCCTATTGCAGTCTGTGATAACAATTGTGTCTTCATAACAATTATAAATTTAAATTAC